ACAAATGGCGTGGAAATCTACACAACGGATGATGTGACCGACGTAATCGAAAATGATATCATCGTCAAGGCTGTAATTAGAGACGCCCGGCGTTGGCTGTTCATGTTGAACACTTGCGTTGGGTATACGAAACAAGTGTTAGGGATAAACAATCCGTTTATATTGACTCCCTACCAACTGTATAGGTATCTGAAAAATGAAATCACCGAAAGCACCTAAGCCCACAGCACAGCAAATCGCTGTAGAGCGTCGTCAGACTATTGCACTCGATAAAGAGATTGAAGAGCAGGAAGAGCGATTCCGTGCAGCAGCTCGCGGCAAACTAGGAACCAGGTCACTGTTAGGCGGCGTGCCTCGCAACCGTGCAGAGGCCGCAGGAGGCGCAGGACGAGGCGCACCAGCCCGCACTATGCTGGGCATGGGCGGAATGGGCGGAGCAGCTCCACGACGCACTGGCGGATCTCCACGCACTGGCCCATATAACGGCACTATGCCCCAACTTAAGTAGGTGACCTTATGAGCTTGCCCCCGCATCTTGGCTCGATCCAAGACTTAAAGGAACGAGAAGCCAAAGCATTCAGCAATCAGTCAATGTGGCACGACCAATTGCAGGATGTTTATGAGTATTTCTTGCCTCAGCGTAATCTGTTCAACACAGAGGACCGGGGCCAGAAGAAGATGGACAAGATCTTCGACTCGACGGCTCTCACATCCATCCAACAGGGTGCGAGCAAGCTACAAGAAAACATCGCTCCGATCTGGTCACGCTGGGCCAGCTTCCAGCCAACAGAAGAGATCATCCGTTTAGTTGAGTCAGGTCAGTTTGACGTGTCCGAAGAGGACATCCGAGGCAACCTAGATCAGCAATGCGAGTTGGTATTCGACTACATCAACCGATCCAACTTCCACACGCAGTTCTATGAGGCCGCACTTGATCTATTGGTAGGCACTGCCACCATGAAGATCGAGGAAACAGACGACGAGACCAACCCGATCTGCTTCAGCACCATTCCGCAGAAGGGCATCGCGTTCGAAGAGGGCCCATACGGCACTGTTGAGACGCACTGGCGCAAGTTTGAGGTAAAGGTCCGGTTGCTAGAGCGTATGTGGCAGGGCTTCAAGCCTTCTCAGAAGATCCAGAACATGATCGAGAACAGCCCAAACAGCGAGGTTATGGTCAGCGAAGGCGTTGTCTTTGATCCTAAGACCAAGCGTTATTATGGTTGTCTGTGGGTTGCGGATGAAGAGAGATTCTCATGGACCGAAGACTTCGGAGAGTCTAGCCCTTGGGTGACTGGTCGCTATACGAAGGTGGCCGGTGAGGTTCGTGGTCGTGGTCCAGCAATGCAAGCACTGCCCGATGTGCGCTCTCTGAACAAAGCCAAAGAGTTTGTATTGCAGAAGGCCGCAATCGACCTTGCAGGCATGTACACAGCTACTGACGACGGTGTGACAAACCCGTACAATATGGTCATTGCTCCCGGCGTTGTAATTCCTGTCGGGTCAAACAACAGCAACAACCCTTCTATTCAACGTCTCGACACAGGATCGAACCTTGCACTGGCGCAATTTGAAATTGTTGAGCTTCAAACAGCTATTAAGCTGGCGTTGTTCAACGATCTGCGTGATCCTACTGGTCCTATTCGTAGCGCCACTGAGGTTGCTATTGAATCCAGAGAGCTTGCAAAGCGGATTGGGTCGGCATTTGGGCGACTTCAGACCGAGGTACTCATACCAGTACTCAAGCGTGTCGTTGCCATACTAACTCGACGCGGCTTGATCGTTCCTATCGAGCTAGATGGGCGTGATGTCAAAGTTAAGTTTACTTCTCCACTAGCACGAGCACAGGATGCAGAGGATCTGTTATCTGTTCAGCAGGCCGTACAGTTTGTACTAAGCACTTCTGGACCAGAGCAAGTGCAAATGGCCTATAAGACCGAGGACTTCGGTACATGGGCAGCAGAGAAGACGGGAATGCCCTCTGATTTAGTGCGATCTGAGATGGAAAAACAACAGATCATCCAGGCGGGCGCGCAAGCACAGATGATGCAAGAACAACCACAACCGATGGAAGCTGAATGACTTGGGAAAATATTGACGGCATAAGCCCAGAAACCAAAAAACAAAAAGCCAAAGCACAAGAGCAGATAATCCAACTCAACAAAGCCTATGCCCGTTGCTTCAACACTGAAGACGGGCAGAAGGTATTGGAGGATCTTACTCGGCGTTTCTTATTCGATAATTCAACATCACTATCTAGCCAGAATGTCGCCTATGAATCGGCGTATCATAATGGCGAGGCGGGTGTTATCCGCATGATTATCCACTACATCCAACAAGCAGAGCGACAGTAAGCACGATTTTTAACTCAATGGAGAAGACCATGGAAGAACAGGCCGTAGAAAGCAACGATACCCTGACATCATTAGTAGATGCCGCAGAACCCACGTTAAGTGAAGGCGAATACTTTCTGAGTGAAGGAGTCAAAGGCGTTGGTGACCAGCCAGATTGGTACAAAGCCGACAAATACAAGTCAGTCTCAGAGCAAGCCAAAGCATACACCGAGCTAGAAAAGAAATTTGGTGGGTTTACTGGCGCGCCGAAAGACGGGTATCAGCCTTATGATGGCGTCGAAGCGGATGACGCCTTGTGGGGCGAGTTAGTTCAGTTTGGCAATGAAACTAACATGAGCCAGGATGCAATGCATAAAGCCTGGGAGCTGTTGACGGCACAAGAACAAGCTGTCGAAGAAATAAGCTTTGAGAACGAGATGGCAAAGCTAGGCGATAATGCAGAAGGCCGAGTCAGAGTTGTTCAGCAGTTTATGAGGAATAACCTTGACTCCGATGTGTTTAATGAAGCACGAGACTTGATGACTACGGCTGACACAATCACGTTAGCAGAAATTTTTATCAAAGCGACTGCACCAGCTAAGTTACCGATTGATGGCTATGTTGAGCCAGGTGGCATTACGTGGCAGGACATTGAAGCTGAGATGTACAAGAAACATGAAAGCGGTCAAATGCTTCGCTCAGTCGATCCTAATCACGAGCGTAAAGTGAAGCGCATGATGGAAGAATATGGCGGTGATAGGCCATACGAACGTATTATTGGCTAACACACAACTTGTGGTATCATAGTGAGATCGGATACCCCTTTCACAAGGCCCGGTAGTTTTAGGTTGAACGACTGACCGACTGCCGGGTACTCAGTCCAAAACCTCTAAATCATTTTATCAATTTGACATAGAGGAGACTGAATCATGTCAATTAATCTCTCCGCAGTAGCGGTAACTGAATTTGACAGCATGGTGAAGCACGCTTATGCGAACGCTGGCTTGCTCAAAAACGCTGTCACACTCCGAAACAACGTAGTAGGTGACACCTACAAGTTCCGTCGTATGGGCAAAGGCCTTGCTAATCAAAAGACTAGCTCGGCTGATGTTGATCCAATGGACGTAGGACACGCGTTCAAGACTGCGACTCTCGCAAACTGGAACGCTCCTGAGTACACCGACATCTTCGACGCACAAGACGTAAACTTTGACGAGAAGCAAGAGCTGGCAACTACAATTGCTGGTGCCTTGGGTCGTCGTTGTGACCAGCTTGTCATCGACGCGATGGACGCATGTACTCCCCTGACAACTGCTGTTGCAGCAGGTGGCACTAACTTAACTATCGCTAAGGTAAACTCAGCGCAAGTTGAGCTTCGTGATCAGGGCGTACCTAACACTGAGCTGTTCGCTGTTATTGAAGCTGGCGGTCTTGGCGGTCTTTTGAGCGACGAGAAAGCAACTTCAGGCGACTATCAGGCAGTCAAGGCTCTTGTATCTGGTGAGATCAACACTCTTGTTGGCTTCCAGTTCATCATCCTTGAGACTCGTGCGGAAGGCGGCCTTACTGAGGCTTCTAACGTCGTTGATTCTTGGTTCTTCCAGCGTCCTTCTGTTGGCCTTGCCATCGGTATCGACATGAAGACTGAGATCAACTATGTACCACAGAAAACTTCTTGGCTTACTAACGGTATGCTCAAGGCTGGTTCTGTTGTACGTGACGAAGGTGGCTTGGTTAAAGTCCAGTACGACAAGACTGCATAAGTCTTATCCGGCCCCTTCGGGGGCCATTCTATTTCCGGGTGGGTTATGGCGAGCAAGATCGACTTAATTAGCAACGCGCTTATTCTGATCGGGGATACTCCGATTAATTCACTTACTGGTGGATCACGGCGAGAGACGGTTGCTAACAACTTGTATGACGGTATCGTAGAAAACGAGCTGTCAAAGTACCGATGGGGCTTTTCACGCAAGTTAATACAGCTCTCAAAGCTGGCTGACCCGCCTGTAGATACAAATCAATGGGCAAGCATGTACCAGCTTCCAACCGATTTGATCTTTCTTATCACTGTTTCTCCTGACAACCACTACAAAGTGTATGGCGATAAGCTGTACAGCAACTCTAGTGGCGCTCTGTATGCTGATTACACGCACAAAGCACCAGAAGATGAGTGGCCTCCATACTTTGCCAAGATGATTGAGTACGCATTGGCTATGGACTTCGCTGCAAGCATCAGAGACAGCTCTACAGCTAGGCAAGAGATGGCCGGAGCGTACGTAAATGCGTCCCGTATGGCGCGTTACACGGACTCTCAGCAGCATCCTCAGCAGCCTATTAAGAGCAACCCATTTGCTAATGTGAGGTACTAATGGCCAAGACTCGATTCATTCAATCGAGCTTCGTTAGCGGAGAGGTTTCTCCGTTACTGAAAGGCCGTATTGATATCAATCAGTATTATCAAGCTGTTGAGACGGCTGATAACGTCGTAATTGTCCCGCAGGGCGGCTTGAGACGCAGACCCGGCACTGAGTTCATTGCTGAGTGCGTTAAGGGCCTCACAAAGATGTCTCCCACGTACACCATGCCCAATGGCGGTACGGCTTCTGTACTCAATGACGACGATGACACCACGACAACCTCGACAACTACAGCAATCGGTACGAATGATCCGTATGTTGTGGCGAAGATGGACTTGTCATCCGATCAGGCAATCAAGTTTATAGACATTCGGCAGATCAGCCTGTCTAGCGGCACCAGCACAGAGTTTAAGGCTCAATATTCTACCGACGATGTAACCTACACCGACGCAGAAGACGTTGCTTTGATCGGAACTAACCCGCAAAACTTCCGCTTATTGGTTGATCAGACAGCGCGTTACTGGCGTCTTGCTCGTGTTGGCTCTACTGACTTGGGATCGGCCACAGTCACAATCGCTGGGCTGTCTTTGTATCAAGAATCAGCAATCTTAAGCACTCCTCGCCTAGTGGATATGAGTGTTGAGGACGACCGGCACTACCTTATCGAGTTTACACGGGACAACATAGCGATCTTCCGTTCTCAACTTGTTGGCTTGAACATACAGACCACAAGAGTTGCGGACATCAAGCCTACATATACCGGCCTTTCATCGTCCGACATTGAAGGTATACGTGTTGCTCCGATTGAGAATGTAATCTTGATCTTCGGTAACTTTGAGCCGATGCGCCTTGTAAACCTTGGCACTGATGATGATTGGTTTTTGGATAACATCCCATTCACCAACATACCTCAATATGACTTTGACGATGCACTAAGCCCTACGCCTGTTAATGAAGTGCAAATTATGAGTCTTGGTCACTCTCAAGGGCCAAACTGGAGAAAAGGCGATAGATTTGAAATTGACATTGAGGGCGTAACCTCCAAGTCTATTACTTACGCAGGCGATACTGGCGCTGACGAGCAATCCTCGACCGTCTTCAATATCCAAAAGAACCTGCAAGAGATGCCCGTCTTTGGTGAGACCGGAGTGTTGGTAGAAAGAATAGGCGACGATGAATACAGAATTACGATTTCTGGCGAATCGACTAAAGATTTCGAGTTGTTTTCTGCGTATGTAACAGAAGGTGACGCAGATCACGAGATAAGTTTCGAAAAGGTCCCGCCCGCTGGATCTCCACGTAAAGAGGATGTTTGGTCGTCCACCCGTGGATATCCAAAAAGCGCGTGTTTCTACGAAGGTCGATTGGTACTTGGCGGCACTCGATCTAAGCCGCAATCCATATTCATGTCTAAGACCGGCGCATTCTTTGATTTCGATATAGATGACGGGGATGACGACGAGGCAATCTTTGCAACCATCTCAGCGCGTAAGCTGAATGACATTGTTGACGTTTATCCCGGCAGGAACTTGCAGATATTTACATCTGGCGCAGAGTTTGCTGTAACGAGTAAGCCGGTCACTCCTAGCTCGATCAACATCCAGCCACAGACATCGCACGGTGCAAGGAATATTGAGGTCCAAGATGTTGACGGATCTACCATGTTTGTAGACCGGCACGGCAAGTCTCTTCTGGGCTTCCTGTATTCGTTCAACGAGGACGCTTACACCACGGACGATAGGTCGGTACTGGCCTCTCATTTAATCAAGCAGCCGGTTGATATGGCGCTCCTAGCGGGTACTGCAAGTGACGACGCTAACTGGCTATTTATCGTCAATGAGGACGGTACAGGGACGGTTCTTAACACCCTGAGAAGCCAAGATATCAACGGGTTTACGCGGTGGACAACCGGCGGAGACATCAAGAGCGTTTGTGTTGTCGATGATCAGCTCTTTATGACTGTAGAGCGTAACGTTAATAGCGTGAATCGACTCTTTATCGAGCGTTGGGACTTTGATTACCGCATGGATTGCTCCATCAAAAGTGTTCAAGTGGCTGGCGTTATCGACGGACTGGACCATTTTGAAGGTGAAACGGTCAAAGCCATTACTCGTGAGGGATATGGCGACTTCAATGAGAACTATACCTTGTCTTCGTACACTGTATCCGGCGGAGAAATCACGCTAGATCCTAGTGAGGTGTATTCACTAACTACTTATGAGGTCGGCTTAAACTTTGTACCTACTATTAAGCCTATGCCGCTGAACACGAATATAGGTTCTGGTCAAAATCAGATGAGACTCAAGAAGATTGTCCGCATGAATCTACGTGTAAACGAGTCTTATGGCATAGAAATTGACGGGCTTGCTGTGCCTATACGTGCTTTTGGCGCATCGGGCGATACATCTCCGCTTACAGGCAATTCTATTGTCCCTATTAGTGGCATAATAGACGATGTTTACGATATTAACGGATGGGGTAGAGATATTGTGCCGACGATTACGTGCCCAGATCCTACTCCCATGCACATACAGATGATTGAATACGAGATCGAGGGTAACTAATGAACCTTGCCCTACAGGATGGAATTGTCAAAGCGCAGGACTTGATGCTTCAAATGCCTCAAGCCGAGACAATTGTGACGGATCACTTTGCTGACGGTCTGTATGCGCGAGAGTTATTCATTCCTGCGGGCGTATGCTTGGTTGGCGCACTGCACAAGACCAACCACATATTTACAGTCTCACAAGGCGAGTGCTACGCAGTGACGCATGAGGGCAAGGAACGCATCGTTGCGCCGTACACAGGACAAACTAGGCCCGGCATGAAGCGAGTTATCTACGCAGTAACAGATACGGTATGGACGACTTACCATCCAACCGATGAAATCAATCCAGAGAAGATTGCCGAGCAGATATTGGAGACTGAACAATGAGTTGGGTTATTACGGCAATTGCTGTGTCAACGGGTGCAAGTATTTATGGCCAGACGATGACAGCAAAAGCGCAACAAGCGCAGATACAAGACCAAATGAAACAGGAAGAGTTGGCCGCAAAGTCTGAGGAGCTTGCACGTCGTGAGCAGTTAAACGAGGCACTGGCAGCAAACAATGTGAGCATGGCTCAATCTGGCGTAGATGCTACAAGCTTCGCTTCTTTAAGCCTAGCGAGTGCACGGAAGGCATCCCTTGCTGAAGGGCAAGAGGATTTGTCGTTTAAGTTGCGAGAAGCTGCGCTCCAACGAAAGTCTAAGAACGTCGGTGCTATTAGAGATGCGCAGATAGCGAGCACATTATTGCAAGCTCCAATTAAGTATATGTCGCTTAAAGGTGAAGGTGAATGACTCAGAAGCGCATTAACTACTATGGCAAAATTAGACCTGCAAATATCGACGATCTGTCTGTGCAGCGCGTACAGGCTGTTGCGGGTGTAATACAAGACGTTGCTGATATAGGTGTTGCATTAGTTACTCAGCAGCAGAAAAAGAAAGCAGCAGAATCTGCTGAAGTCGCTGCGGCTGAGGCACTCGAAACAGGCATTGCTCCAGAGCAGCAGGACCGTGCGTTTAGCGCTATCAATGTATACGACCAGACTTATAACGATACGCTGAAGAAGGCGTACTTGGCCGGTGCTGAGACGCAGGTAAGAGAAAAGATAAACACTCTAGCTACGACATTTGCCGATAACTACAACGACTTTAACACCTCTGTTACTGGCTTGCGTAATGGTGTGCTTGAAGGTATGCCCGAAGAGTATCGACCAGCAATGCAAATCACAATGGATTCGCTTATTGGTGCACAGCGGTCTCGGGTATTGGCAGCACAAAAGACGCGGCATTTACAGGAAGCAGACGAACAGCTTGTCTTATCGTCAAATGACGCAGTAAATAATGCGCTAAGTGCAATTGAAGACGGACAGGTACTCCAGGCGATACAATCTATTGAAAATGCAAATCAAATCATCGACGACCGCGTCTCAGCAAGGGCAATTACTCCCGCTCAAGGCGAACAAAACAAAAGAGAAAATACTTTTAAATTGCGAGTTGGAACAGCTCGAGCAACTTTGAGTAATCTTTTAAATTCTGATGAGCCTAATGCGTTTACAAATGGCATTGCTTACGTTGGCTCTCTTGCCACATCGCCTGAGTTTGCGGATCTTACTCCAGTTGAGCGAGATGCCTTGGTACAAACAGCCAGGTCGGATTTAAGCGCGGCACTGACAAACAACAACCAGATGCAAGCCCAGTTAGATTACAACCGTGAATTAGTACAAGAAAAAACCTACGGAGATTTGTCGGCACAAATAATTTTAGGAGCAGCAGATGCATCAACTGTTCTGACTTCATATCAAACCCGATTCATTAGTGAGTCGCAGTTTGACAAGCTAAATAACCAGTTGCAAAGAACAGGCGCTGGCGTTGATAACTGGGACACTATTTTCCAAATTCAAAGCTTGATGGCTACCGATCCGTATGGAGCGCAACAGGAAATTATCAACAATCGCCGAATAAATCTTACTGACGCCACAGCTTTACGTCTTTTAAATGCGGTTCAAAATTCTGGCCCATTATCAACAGAGCAAAGCAAATCAGCTAGAAAGTTCTTGTCTGAAAACATGGGGCAGGTAAACCAATTCACGGGTAAGTTCACTGGCAAGGGCACAAAAGAATTAGCAAGTAGGGCGATGCTGCAATTCGATGCTCGGGTTTTGGCCGGAGAAGATCCGTACGAAGTTGCTACAGATTTGTTTGATCTTTCAGATATTGAGGGATATGGAAGTGCAGCAGACGTTACTTTAGCTATTGAGCAACAAAACACAGATATGGAAGCAGCCATCCAAAAAATTATCGATGCCAAGCGAGGTCGCACTGTAGAGGAAGCGAAAACTATTTACTTTGAAACCCCATTAGGCAAGCTAGCTAAAGATACTTTACTTAAATTACAAGGCCCACCAGACGATAAAGGGCAAGGTGGTTATTTGGGCAGACTGCGCGCATTTGAAAAGTTAACGGCAGAAAAGCAAAGTAAAGCACGATTTGAGCGATTGACTGAGGAGAACAATAATGGCTAGACCAGGCACTGAGCTAATCGAAGCCATTGTAAAGCGTGTTTCAGAAACGCCTGAAGGTCTAAGAGAGGCTGGCTATCTAGGGCAAAACACTGAGGCTAACCCGCGAAACATTAAGTCTGCGACTACTCGTTATCGTAAAGCACTGGAGAAAGACGAAGCGTTTGCTGAAAGTGAGCGTATGCGCACAGAAGGTCAGCTCAAAGTTAAAGACGCTGATGTTGCTGATAGACCCATAGTTAGACCAGAAGACTTGGAAGACTCGGTCATCATGGCTCATAAAGGCGACACAACCAAAACGCGATCAACACTAGAAGAGTTTGAAGGCGTCAAACTTGATGAGCCCGTAACAACTTTTGGCGGCCCCAAGTTTGGTGCGCAAGCTGACAACCTTGCAAACCGTATGTATTGGGCATCAATGCAAGATGCTGCGACACCTTTCCAAAACAAAGCGGAGGCACTGCAAGCGGCAAAGGATATGCCGGTCAATGCTGTATATGTAGCGATGGGGAAGGAAGGCAACTACTTCAACCAGGCGTTTGCCGATGCATTGTTGCAACGCACTATGAGCAACAAAAAGATTTCACAATCAGCACTAGATAAGTTTGATGCAGACATGCGCGCGTCGCGTGAAGATTGGGTTGGCATTCGTAGTCCAGATGCCAGGTCGCAGCTCTTAGGTGTTGGCAAGTATCCAATGAAAGGTGCAGGTAAACTGCGATCTTCATTTGTTAAAAAGATTAACAAAGCGGAATATAGAGAAGCAGGATTTGCATCGAATGATCGATTGCTTCGTGCGTTTACGGAGCCTGATTTATTGGGCGCTCAACTTGGTGATGCAGGTTACTCTATCGGCGAGGTTGGTTACGACTACGGGCTGACTCGCATTGACTCGCATCCATCCTATAACACCGGAATCGGTGGCACTTACAAAGGTGGCTTCGAGCGCTCAATACCGGCAGAAATATTATTCCCTGAAGCGTGGCGAAAGCTTGGCACTGAATTAACAAAGCCAAGTAAGAAAGCACTTGCGAAAGGAGCAAAGCCTCGCCCCCTAAACAATGCAGAGAAAGTAGACGCCATTTCCAAGCGTAAAGACTTATTTCAGATTGCCGACGCGCAATGGGTAGACCGCGTATCGACTTGGCTGCGAAACAATCCTGGCATGGATAATAGCGATGCAATCAAGGCGATTGGTTTGCCAACGGCTGCACTTTTCTTGCTTGATCCAGGTGAAGCACAGGCTGCCGCTGTAGATGCCGTCTACGCGGGCACAGAACGCGATCTAACGGATGAAGAGGCTCAGGCCATAACTACCTACGTCCGCTTGCAACAGGCCGTACAGGCTACTGGAGGCATGCCTACAGGCATGGTAATGGATGCGCAAAACATTCAGCTTGATTTGCAAGATATCGATCCAACGCCCGTGTTTTATGATGACGATGTTGATGGCAAGTATTTAGAAGAACGCGATCGCGCTGAAGCTGAGAGCATTGACTTTTACACGCAGGGAATGACCTTTAAAACAGAGACTCCCGACACTGCGGCAAGGATTTCTCAGGAGGGTGACCGCCCTCAATTTAGTCCTTACTACGATATCCCACAGGCATTTCAAGATATAGCGGTTCCAGCAGTAAGTGCTGCCGGTGCTGCAGCTGGCGACGTGCTTCGTGGCGTATTTGTGGAAGGTCCGCGCGCAGTTGCTGGCGGATTTCTAGACGCTACGGCAGAAGCAGCCAAGGCAATGGAATCTGTTATACCGCTGGGAACTATTAGCGGCCAAGACCCTGAATATTTACAGCTTGAGACGCGCCCAGAAACTGTAACCGGTGAGTTTGTGCGCAACATGTCGCAGTTCCTAACTGGGTTTTTGCCAGCTACTCGCGCATTTAAAGCCGCTGGAATGGGCAATATTAGCGCTGGCATGGCTGGCGGTGCAGCTGCTGACTTCTTTGTGTTTGATCCGCAAGAAGATCGCTTCTCAAACATTATACAAGGGACGCCATTGGCGACTCCCTTTTCTGAATATCTAGCTGCGGGGGAAGATGACAGCGCTCTTGAGGGACGATTTAAAAATGCCGTAGAAGGTTTGTTTCTCGGGGGTGCTGTTGAGCTAATCATGGGCTTTGCTCGTGGCATGAAGAAAGCAAAACAAGTTCGCGAAGTTGCACAAGCAGAAGGCAAAACCCCTGAAGAGTTTATCGATGACGCCATGAAAAATCTCAAGGGCGGTCCTGATGCACCTCGGGTAGTAGAGCCAGCAGAGATGGCTGAAGGTCAGGAGTTCCTGCCATTTAGTGAGGCGTTAGATGCGGCTCAAGCTGAGATCGTAGTGCCCGATGCGAAGCCAGGGGCAACAAAAGCGGAACCTGGCGCAGCGCGTAACATAAATCTAGGCAACTTAAATACAACTGAAGATGTCAAAACGTTAATTGATGAGGTTGCTATTGCAGATGCAACGCCGATTAACGAGGCACGTCGGCAACAGATTTCTAACGAAGAGCTTGAAGCACTTGCCGGTGACGTTGGCATGACTGTTGAAAAGTTGTTGGCGCGTCGTGCAGGAGATTTACCAAGGGCAGAAGAGATACTAGCGTCTCGTAAGATCCTAACCGCATCTGGCGAAAACCTTATTAACATGGCGCAAGCTGCAAAAAATGGTAGCGAGATGGATCTCATACTATTTAGACGAGCCATGACTCAACACCGAGCAATACAGGCCCAAGTCTCGGGAATGGCTGCGGAAGCTGGCCGTGCATTGCAGCAGTTCAACATTGCAGCCAAGTCTGCCAAGGAACAAGAGCGACTGATTAAAGAGGCACTTGAAACTACGGGCGGTGAAGGCCTGTCTCGCAACATGGCGGCAATGATTGCAGAGCTGAAAGACGTGAACCAGGTCGGCAAAGTTGTCAAAGAGGCAAACAAAGCTACGACCTTTGATAAGTTATATGAGGTATGGATTAACGGACTTTTATCTGGCCCGACTACGCATAGTGTGAACGTCATTTCTAACGTAATGACTGCCGCGTTAACTGTAAGCGAGCGTAAAGTTGCATCTGTTTTAGGAAATTCTGTTGCCCCAGATGAAGCAACAGCGCAACTAAAAGGCATGATAGAAGGCGCAAAAGATGGCATGCGTTTGGCTTGGCAGGCATTAAAAACCGGCGAGCCTTCTGATCAATTAAATAAGTTAGAAGCTGGCGAACAACATCGAGCAATATCAGCAGAAAACTTAAATGCGTCTGGTAACGCTGGAAGGTTTGCGGATTACTTAGGAAATGTTATTCGTATACCTGGCAACTTGCTTACAGCATCTGATGAATTCTTTAAGTCAGTTGGCTATCGTATGGAGCTACAAGCCCAAGCATATCGCACAGCATTTAACGAAGGTCTAACTGATGAGCGCGCCGCGGCTCGAGTTTATGAAGTGCTGGAGAACCCACCAGAAAATATAAAGCGCGCCGCAATTGATGCTATGAGGTATCAAACATTTACAAACTCTTTGCAAGAAACAAAGATTGGCACCCTCGGGGCAGCAGGGCAGATGGCCGAAAGGCTTCGTCGCAGCGATGCGCCACTTTTAAGAGTATTTGGCAAAGTCATTATTCCATTTGTTAGAACGCCCACAAACATTGCGTCATTTACTTTAGAGCGCACTCCAATGGCGCTAGCATCAAGAGCGGTTCGTGCTGATATTGCTGCTGGCGGAGCTAGGCGCGACTTGGCATTGGCAAAGCTTACTACTGGTTCATTCATTATGGGAGCTGCGGCTGATCTAACATTGGGCGGTCAGATTACTGGCGGCGGTCCTACTGATTATCGGATGCAGGCTATTCTCAGAGAGAAGGGATGGCAGCCTTATTCCATTCTTATTAACGGAAAATATTATGCTTACAACAGGCTTGACCCAGTTGGCTCAATAATTGGTTTGGCAGCCGACATGACTGAGATTATTGGGCAGCTTGATGAGCCTGATGCTTTTGAGATTGGCGTTGCTGGAACTATCGCGGCCGCTTCAAATCTATCTAGTAAAACTTATCTTAGCGGACTAACAGAATTTTTTGATGTCTTGTCGGGCACTCTGAGCGGTCGAGACAAAGACAATATTCGAGCTATGAATTACCTATCTCGGATGGGCACATCGCTGGTGCCATTTACGTCTGCATTTAGAACATTCGAGCGCATTCAAGACCCTACAGTGCGATCAGCGTTTAGTTTTGTTGATGGCATTAAAGCGCGACTCCCTGGTTACAGTGATGAGTTGCCACCGCGCAGGAATGTATTTGGTGAGCCAGTAGTTTTGTCCGGCGGGTTTGGCCTAGATAACATGGCCGGTATTTATACTTCTGAACTAAAAGAAGATGCAGTAGTTGATGAAATTGTTGCACAGCAGGTTGGCATTCCAATGCCTCGCAAAAGCATCGACGGCGTTGAATTAGATGTATATCAGTACGATCGTTATATACAATTGATGAGCGGAAAAGATGGCATTGTGCCGCCCATCAAAGATCAATTAAGAGATATTTTTAATAGCACTGGTTATCAAATGCTCGATACGGAAAGCAAGCAACAGTGGATAAGAGCAACATTTAGCGATTCAGCTGCGGCTGCCAGGGCTCAATTGATTGAAGAGGACGTTGAGTTGAAAAACGCTATCGAAATGCAGGCGTACGAAGAAGCCGCGAAAAGGATGGGTTACTAATGACAGTAGCAGACAACACGAGCCGTAACCAATATAGCGCGACTGCTGGTCAGACGATCTTCTCCTATACGTTTGAGATAGTAGACAAAGACGATCTCGTTGTACTGCAAAACGGAATTGCCCTCTCAGAGGGCACAGATTACTCTGTAGCGGGCGTTGGCGATGAGAGCGGCGGGACTATCACTTTAACCGCAGGCGCTACCCTGAACGATATTATGACCCTTTACAGGGACATGCCGTATGAGCGCAACCAAAACTACACCAACTCAGGTGACTTTCTAGCATCCGATGTTAACTCTGACTTTGATAACCTTTGGCTGGCAGGTGAGCAGACCAATCGGTCGTTTGACCAGTCTGTTCGTAGGCCGATTACAGACTCCACAACGATCTCAATGGAGCTGCCTGACGCTGCTACGAGAGCAAACAAGTACCTATCATTCAGCCCTACCGGCGCAGTAACAGCAACAACGACTGTACCTCCCGGCATTACAGACTCAGCCCTGGTTACCTATACGCCCGGCGGCACTGGCGCAGTAGACACGACCGTAGAGGATAAGCTCCGCGAGACTATTAGCGCAGATGACTTCGGTACGGTTGGCGATGGGGATGCGGACGACACTGTAAAGCTACGGAACGCCGTCAACTACGTTACGACTACAGGCGCATGGCTAGACGGCGGAAACAAGACTTACAAGATTACTGGCACAATTAATGCGACAGGTGAGTTTCTACGTTTAAGAAACTTTAAGTTTGTCATACAAACAACCTACTCAAGCACAGGGCGTTTTGAGTGTAAGCGAACAACTAACACAAACAAAATGACTGTGGCATTCGAGAATGTTTTTGTTGATGGTGGCAGAGGAACATACAAAACAGGCAGTGAGCCGTGGACAGACATAGACTACCCATTGTTTGGCTATGACAGTATTGCGCCAACACTTGGCGCGTTTTTAAAAGTCGAATCGTATAACTCAGACACAACCGTGCATGTGACTAACTGCCTTTTTGAAAACTATCATGGCATTGCTGGCGTTCGCGTCAATAGCTTTGGGACAACAGTCATTGAGGGCTGTGTCTTTAGGAATATGTCTTTCCAAAGCTTTATCACGTATCAAGCATACTTTGATGAGAATGATGTTATTACATATCAAGAGGGAACCACCCTTGTATCAGACGTATACGCAGAAGACATTGGCTTGTTGCCGGATACGTTCCTTGTAGATGGTGTGACTAAGAATTTCTCTAACACTGACTACGCTCCGCATACCTCATACAACTTTGCAGCCATCGGCGCTAACTACAGCATTAACAACGCTTCCGTAAAAAACTATGCGTCAACCGGGGTGCTTGGCGATCGCAATCAGAAATTCATTGCAAGCAACATTAACATTATTAACGATTCTGATAGATCGTTTTCTAACAACCCTTCAGGCGCGTTCTGGATAGAGGCTTGCGAACAATCTAACGTAAACAATTTGACTGTAGACATTATTGCTAGGGCAGCCAGAGACACACTTGAAGACACACCTGAAGATCCTAGAGGTCTCGATAACTGTCTTGTTCAAATTTACCTCAGAGACGGTAACAAAGCCTTTTTCAACAATGTGTTCCTAAAGTCAGACGCTTCCACTGCTTATGTAAATAAGTTTATACGAGGCTCTTGTAAGCACGACACGCTATGTTCTATTACAAACTTTCATGTAGAAGGTACTTGTCGAAACCTTGCAGACGCAATTAGCTTTTTGTTAATACCCGGCTCTCAAATACAACAAGACGTGCGTTTAGCTCATGGTTTCTTAGCTAGTGGTGGCATTAAGGTTGACAATCCGCATAACTTAACAATTGATGATGTGTACTTAACTGGTGATGTTCTTCCTTTTAGAGCAGCCAACGCACAAGGTGAAATTAGAACCGCAGAAAATATACGTGCTACCAATACTTATAAGATAGTTACCACAGGTACTACAGACTTTACAGCTATTGGTGCGGC